CTTAGATGCACCCTCAGCAGTTCCACCAGCAGCACCTTCCTGAGCTGTTTCGTAAACCCAATCAACAGTATTTCCTGAAACAGGTAACTTTGGTATTCTACCATAAGCCTGTGCCACTCTTTCTGCAATGTCATTGATACCTTCAATTCTTTCTGCTTGTGGCATATTACCTCCTGAAAGATTGTTAGCAAATGTCATATCTCCAACAGCTTTATTAACTGTAAAGTTGAAACCATGTCGTTTTGTTTTAGCAGTTGCGAAATCCTCAGAATGCGCTTTTAACATTGCGTCAATAGATCCTTCTGCGTCCTTAATTGAATCAGCAGATAAACTACCTTCTCTTAATTTTTGCATTACCATTCCTTGCTCATGGATAGCCTCAGACAAAGTTTTCAATGTGTTTTCACGCATCTCTTTAACTTCTTTAGCCAATCCTTCGTGCTTATCAGAATTGTGGTCAACAGCCTCTAATGCCTTAACTCTCAATTCTAATTGCTCCTTTTCGTGAGTAAGTTTAGCAGTATAGTAAGCGTGTAAATCGTTGCTCTCCATAACTTCTAACTCCTCATTTGATTTTACTATAAAATCCATTTGTTTTAATTTTTAATCAATTGTAATAATATATTCTTTTTTGCCTTCTCATTAAGGACTTTTTTTTGATTGCTGTTTAGCGAATCAGTATCAATGTCGTTTGACGATTGAATTTCTTTTGGATAAATCATTGGTGTAACATCATTTGATCCAGCTAACACCATTGATCCCTCTTTATATATTTTAGCCTCAGTAACTGCCCAAAAATAACCCTGTTCTATTACTTCGTCTTTATTTGCTATCTCGCTAATATGCTTTTCCCATACTGCCTTTTCTTCTATATTATCCTCATCACTTGAATTAATTGCAAGGTCAATTTTAACATATTGCATTCTAACTGAATGTTCTATATTCATTTTCTCCTTAACTATCTTTTTAGCGTCCTCATTAGAGTAATCAAATATGTTAGTTTTAAAGATTAATGCCTGAGTATATCCGCTATAATTTGCGCCTAAATCAGTCCAAAGAACATCTTTAATAAGCACCTCTACATCTTTAGGATAGGCAATTACTTTTCCAACTTCTAACTCATGGTTAATTAAATAGTGGACCTTACCTTTCTGATCGTTAATACTTCTGTTCCAAATGCCGTCAAAATGTACATCGTTATGAGAGTCCATGTATTTAGTTGTATTGATTACAGGGTAAATAAATGATTTATCTAAGCCTTCAATACCTTTTACCGTTCCTATTTTATCTAAACTCATTGATAAAGGAGCTGAATTTTTAACCTCAGCCTTTTTAAGTCCTAACAATTCCTTTTTATTGGCTCTTAATTCCTTAAATAAATCCTCTTTTGTATCAAAAGATTTGCCTTTAAACTCTACTGCCTTAATTACTTTATCCATTTTGTAATAGTTTTTAGTTTCTTTTCCTCAATATCTTTAAGTAATTTTTCCTTAATCGTGCTGGTAGGCATTGACTTAATCTTATCCTCTATTTTCTTAATTGCTTGTTTCATGTTCCAACAGTTAAAGTTGGTGCATTACCTTGCATTCCAACTGTTATTTGTCCCTCAGTTAATATACCTAAATCAACAATGGATCTAATTTCGTCCTCAGTCATTGACTCCAAAACCTTATTAGAAAGTAATGGAGAAAGACTTGATAAAGCCTGTGCAAGTTCGTTAGTAGTTGCCTTTAATACCTCAATACTCGTTAAATCAATTATAATATTTTCGTTTACTCTTAACTTTTTATTTAAAAACATTGATAAAGCCTTATCTACTTTCTGCCCTAATGGAATATAAACATCTGTAAAGGCCGTTCTTTTTGCCTCAGTTACATTGTTATAAGTACTCGTTTCATTGTCATTAAATAATACTGAAGGCATTCCATAAAGACCGCAAATAATACGCAAAGAAGATAATATACCCTCCAAAAGTTTTAAATCTGTTGGACTCATTCCTGTTTGAAGAAATCTTAAACGAGTATTTGTAACTGCTATCTTATTGTATTTGTCAGATCCTCCAACAGTATCTTGAAAAGACTCCTGTAATTCTTTTTGCTCTTTTCCAAGCATTGGAACGTCAGTATCATTTGTAAGCAGTCCAACAATACCTCTGTTCTTAAATATACTCGCATCAGCATTAAACTTTTCTGATGATGATTGAACAACTATCCAACCAGCCTGGAGAGGACTTAAGCCTAAATTTGTTGAAGGCTCAACTATATTATTTGTTTTTAAATGCAACATATCCTCATCACTTATAAAGATTACTTTGCTATCTGTATTAGTGTATTTATAACCTGTTACTCCAGCGACATCAGATGTTATTTCAACTGAATTAGTTGGTAGTATAATCAATTCGCCACTACCAAAACCGCTATCAATCCAACGAATAAAGCAATTACCTGTTATAGATAAATACTCGTTTATTTCTTCAAATAGCTCAGTCATTCCCTGATCACTATTAGGCTTTTCTAAGAACTCTTGTAGCTTTGAGTTTTCTATTGTTTCGCCTTGCTCATTAGTAAATACACGCTTAATAGATGCGCTTGAAAACGCTATCTTTTTAACTATCATGTAAACTAATGGGTTATCTCCGTATGACTTTGTATAAACTTCAAATGACTTTTTACCTGTTAGGTAGTCAAGTACTCCACTAAGAATACCAAAGTTATTTGTAGATGCTGAGGATAATGAAAACGAATGATTTTTATTAGTAAAAGCGTTAAATACTCGCTTAATTAGATTATCAGCCATAAAAAAAACTTTAATTTGTTGTAAAAATAAAGAATTTTTTGTTATAACTATTAAATTTTAAACATAATTTGATTAAAAGCTAATCAATTAAGTAAAAGTATAGAGAGGATAGCGTATAGCATCTAAGGCGTCATCATGCTTTTTTACAGGAATATCGAGTATTGAATCAGTCTTAGTATCAACTTTCCATTTGTAGTTATTAAGCTCGTTTTGTATGTTGATTGAGTTAACGTGAACGTGAATATTAAACGCCTTTACTTTGCGAATACCGTCTAAAACGCTTCCAGGAGGTTTCTTTACATTCAATGCTGGAATCCCTCCACGTATTAATTGGTTAACGCTTCGCGGCTCAGAACTATCACAAACAACATAAGTATTCTCAATCTCAGGTTGTTCTTTAAGTATCTCAATAACTTCGTCTAAATCGTCTATTCTACTTTTGTACATTATTTCTTGTACGTATAAATCACGCCCGTTAACGATTACTTTAATAACTGCTAAAGGGTGATTATGTCCCCAATCTAAGCCAAAAAAAGCATTATCGTACTCATCAGGCTCTTTGTCGTATGTAGTCCACTCACTATAAATGATTTCTTTACCTTTATACACTTCGCCTTTACCGTAAACGCTCCATAGTCTCTCATCACTTGTACCGTTATTTATGTTTATTTCGTTAGGCTCATACGCTTCAATCTCTTTTATTACTTCAATAGGTAAAAAAGGATTATCGTTGTAAGTTGTACGATATTCTAAGACATCAGGGCGTAAATCTAATTGATAAACCCAGCTGTTAGGCTCTGAGGGATTACAGTCTAAGATAAAACCCTCAATACAACGTTGGTTTAGTTGGTTAAATGTATGTTTATACGTTGCTACGGCTTCATTAATATAGAATAAATCTGAGCGTAAACCGTAAACCCTCATTGGATCATCTAATAAACCTATAAAAGTAATTGTATTGCTGTTAATATTGGCGTACATTTCTGACTTATTCATTGTCATCTCAGGATACATTGAGGCATATTCGCCAAAACCATAACATAAAGCCTGAAAGTCTTTTAAAGTTGTACGTTTTAAATTGGTTAATGTATCTCTACATATAACAATATCTTTATTAGTATTTCTGAGGCAATAGGCTATTATCCATTGTAATATAGCTATTGTTTTCCCTGACCTTGTGCCTCCTGGTAAAACAATACCCCTATAGTTATAAAAGTTTTCATCAATTACTTCAAACGATATTGTAGTTTCAACCTCTTTTACGCTCATTATTGACTTTTAAAGAATCGTTATTTTATAGGCATTGAGGCAACTTCTTATACGCGCTGGATACAATTATTATTTTGCTTTATCTCTTTTTGCCTTTTACAACTGTAATTTTCATTTCTGTAGGCTGATCTGTTTTGATTTCTTGCCTATCAGTCAGTCCATTTAAACGTTGTGTAATACTTGGGTTAAATATCCCTGACATACCGCCTTCAATCTGTTGAGAGCGTATTTCCTTGCGTATACGTGAACAGATAGTCCTATATTCCTCGTACCTTCCGTCAGTATTATCGAAATAATGGTGTACATCTGAGGCGTTATCAAAGCAATACACCTCAAAACCAGCCATTGTATATGGTCTTTGTTTCTCTCTCCATACTTCGGTTGCTTCTTTACCTACAAAGTCTTGGACTCTTATAGGGTTGCTTTTAATATATTCTTTGTAGTCTTTCCAAAGTTTATTTAGAGCTTCAGGCGTTTTTATGTATTTAGTTTTTGACAATTCTATTGTTTATTGTTTATTTATATACCAAAAAACAGGTTTAATCCCCACCTTATTATTAATAGTATTAAAATTCTGATTATTGCAAATGTTATTTTTTCAGCGTCTAACCACTCTGTAAAGTTCTTATGATCGAGCTGAGGCATTAAAACCATTAAGCACCTATCAATTAGCCAAATAATAAAAGCCAAAGGGAGTAATAAAAAGCCTAAACCTATTTTTAATTTTTCTCTCATTTCGTTTAATTTAGTTAAAACAAGCGTGAGGAAACAACCCCTCACGCTCTACAAACAAAAAACATAAATCCACAGACGGAGCTATATTAGATAATCAAAAATAAGCATTTTTTTCTTATTAGCTTTTATTGGGCAATTAATTAACATTATCCTAAAAACCATTGAAACGATTTTTTAGCCTTGCGTTAGCATTAATACTAATCTTCCGTTTTCATAAAGCAAATCCAGTGTGTCTGCATTTTTATTCCGCTTTTATGTCCATACAAAGGTTTTTCATCTGTAAGTTTTAATATTTCTTTAACAGGGAATCTGCAATCATTCCATTTAAAAATTAGTGTACCATTTGGTTTTAATACCCTAAAACATTCTTTAAAACCTTGCTTTAACATTTCTCTCCAGTCGCCTTGCAAACTTCCGTATTTCTTTGTTATTTGACTTGTATTATTTTGCTCAATATGTGGTGGGTCAAATACAACGTGATAAAATGAGTTATCAGGTTGTTTAATATCTGTAAAATCACCAATAATACAAGGGTCTATTATATTTGTCTTTGTTCCACAAGGGTATGTATCTATATGCGTTTCTCTACGCTTATCTAAAAACAACGCCCTTTCATCTTGTTTATTAAACCACATTCCTTTTGGTCCGCAACAAACATCTAATACTTTTTTCTCACTCATTTTATTTATATTTTTAGTTAATTAATCCGTACTAATGCTAACAATGTATATAAGCCATAAAAAAAACGGCTTATATACTCAACGTTAGCATTAATATACTATCTTATTCATTATCCTTAATTATTTTTTTGATTCGTTTGTTTAATTCTTTGCAGTTGTTCGCCAGTTCGAAGAACTCTAATTCAACCGATTCAATTCGTATCGTGTCGATATATTCATAAATCATGACCATGAACCCGCGATTAAATTCATCGACCTTTGCTGTGGCTTCAAGCATATCGTAAAAATGCGAATCGACTTCGCCACCGATTAAGACATTGAAGATTTCATCAAGGTCAACATATTCGAAATAGATTTCTTCAGGATCGAATTGTTCTTCGAATACTATTTTCAATGCATTCGCTTGAATTGTTGGTAGCTGAATCATTCTTCACATCGTTTTATCATCGCATCGAAACCGAGTTCGTTCAATTCTTTCAATCTATATTCTTGAAGTTTCGAAACGATTCCGTTCTTTGCTTTGACTTCAATGAATTTCGGTTCGCGTCCTTTCTTCAAACAAAGCAAGTCGGGTATTCCGTTCTTATTCGTCTTGATTAAGTTCAGAACGAACCAACCGTTCGATTCCATTTCTTTGATTATCTTAGTTTGATATTTACTTTCTGTCATAATTCGCAATTTACATAATTTTTTTGAATACTGACAATGTGAAGTCTTTCTTTTTCTTGACTGTTTGATATATCTTCGATTCGATTCCACGTTCAGCGAACAACCAAAACACTTCGTTTGATTTTCGATTCATCGTTGTCAGTCGGTCGCGACTTTGCCAGTAACTCACCGCGCTGAAATCTATATTCAAATAGACAAGATACTTTGCCGATGACAAATTGATTCCTTCACGACCTGAAACGATTTGAAGTGCTATGTTCTTATCGCTTGAATTGAATTCTTCAACATCTGAACAAAGATTGTCACCGAATATTTCTGTCAACATATCGAATTCGGCTTTGAATTTATAAAAGATTGCAACCTTGACACCTTTGAAACGGTCACGAATGAATTCGGCTTTTGAATAGTCGATGACTTTTCGATTGCCCGATTCGAACTTCACCGTTCCCGAATAGAGTTGATGTAGTTTCTGCATAAGTTTCACACCCGTATCGGCAAGAACAACTTCTTCAGAACCCTCAAGAACTAAATCCTTTTTAAGTCGTTCACACATCGCGTAGGTTGACGGCTTCATTTCTACATTCAAAACGTTTTCAATCACTTCAGTTTCGAACCCGGCTTCTTCTTGTGTGAATCGAATGAAATACTTGTCGACAATTGGATGAATCAAATCTTGTCGCGCTTCAGAATAATCGTTGACCGTTCCGTGACCAAGATGTTTGATTTTTTTATTAACGAATCGATTCGCCCATTTATAGAACGAAACTTCATCGAACGGTGAATACAAAGACACCCAAAACTGGTGATAGATTTGACTGAACGATTCCGGGTGCGGTGTTCCTGACAAAAATATCATCGGAAGCATTGAATACTTAAACTTGAACATCTTGGTTGCTTTGCCAGGTTTCGGAAACGCACCGAAGCGATGATGTTCGTCGTGAATAACAAGGTCGAATTCATCTGTTAATTTGTGAATTGATTCGTCGTTGATGACGGTCAAATCAAAACTGAACCCGAATTGTTTGAAGTCACTTTCGATTGATCCAATTGCTTTTTTCTTTGTTAGGAATAGAACCTTCTTCGCACCGAATAGTTCAGCGGTGTTCAAAGCTGTCAAAGTTTTTCCGGTTCGAACTTGCATCGCGAAGTAAACGATTCCGAATTTGGTCAAGATGTCACAACCTTTATTCGATAATTCGATTTGATATTGTCGAAGTTTCATAATAGTTCGGTTTGATAATCATTTCTTGTATAATATCCTTCTTGATTTCGAAGTCTAAAAAAATTGTCCGAATTTTTATATGTCAATTGGTTGCCTTCTTTGTCGAATGTTCTTTCAGCTTTATAACCTTTTGAATTTACAAATAAAATTTGATAACCACTTGAACAAAAAAAATCAATCGTCCAAAAACCATTTTCATATATTTCTTTCTTTGCTTCAATCTTGTCTTTATCTTTACAATATATCGTTCTTACTACCATAATTCTAAAATGGACATTTATCTTCTTCGACTTTTTTCGGTTCTTCGGTTTCGATTGTAAAGTATCGACCGACCGTGTCGCGTGATTTGGTTAGATTATATTTGTTCAGTTCGCAATACTTATTCACCCAGTTCAAGAACGTTCGATTGTTCAAGAAGTCGTTCGACTTGTATTCGTTTTGAAATGATTTGACCGTGTCGGTTGTGTACATTCTTGAATCTTTTTGAATGTTCCCTTCTTCAATCCAATCGAAAAAGTCTTTTGAAGTTTGTTGAATGAATCGTTTCACTTCAGCATTAATCGAAATCGTTTTTGTCAATCCTTCATTCAAGAAAGTTTGTGTTATCGATATCATATAATTGTCGAACGCTATCCAATCCGATTCGTTCCAACCGTCAAAAAGCAATCGACCGTATTCTTGAAGCGGTGAACGTTTCGAACTGAAGTATTGAAAGAATTCAACTTCGTGTCTTCGTCTGTCGTGTGAACCACCTGAACCGTTTATCACATAGTTCGTCGTTATAATTATTTTCGGCGACCTATCGAATGGAATAAATATTTCGTCTTTGTTTTTCTTGTTCACGGTAACACCACCCGAAACAAGTGAAAAGAGTTGCTCAAAATTGAAGTTCTTTTTGACATCGTCGAACGCTAAGATTTGCGTATCAACATCGACACGTTGATAAACGAATTGTGATTGACTTGGATCGAATGTTTTCCCGTCAATCTGAACCATCTTTTTGAAGTATGTCAAAGCGGTCAACATTAAAGATTTTCCCGACCCACCGTTCGGGTCGTCGTTAATTTCTTGGTCATTTAATATAATTGCTTTTTGGTCGGTCTTGTCTTTGAATGAATGCATCAAATATCCGATTGTATTTTCAAGCGATTTTAAGCGCGTCACATCGTCGTTCGATACTTTCGACACAAGGTCTTGAAAATCATTTGTCAGGTCATTAGAATGAATATAATCACGTGTGATAATATGTTTCTGCCATACGAATCCGTCAACTTCAATGTAACTTAAAAAGTCAATCTTCTTTTGTCCTATCTTGACGACACCGTTTTGATAATATAGATAACAAAACACCTTCGTATCTTGAAGCATTTTAAGTGCGATTGAATCCAACATATTCAAATACTTTTCACTAAATAGAATTGAAGACTTTGCGACATAGTTCCACACCGACCATTCATGTTTGACACCTAAATGATTCAATACAAAATCTTTTATCTTTTCGACCGACGTTGTGTTGACGATATTTTGTTCATGTCGAACGAACAAAGGTGTGTCGCCACCTTCGGGATAATACTTATTGAATCCGTTTTCTTCCAAGAATGTTTTGAACTTGAAAGGATTGACCGTTACAATTTCAACACCGCTTTTGTTCATTGTAGAATTCCAAAAGATTGAACTATTTTTTTTTACTTCTTCGTTCACTTCTTCGATAGTTGCCTTGTCTATTCCTGGAAACGATTTGATAATTGCTTCAACTGAATCGCCTTTCTGAACTTTCTGTTTTATTCGTTTTACGGTTGTGCTGTCTTCGAAGTATTTCGTTCCGAACGGAATTCTTTTATAAGCTGAACGTGTCAATGCTTGAACATCAACTTCGGGCATTCTTGAACCGGTCACATTTTGAATGATGTATGTCAATGCGAAATCTTCGTCGATGCCATAAGAACAAAACGCACCCGCCAAAACATAGAGATTATTATTCCAGTTACCTTCGACAAGTCCGTACTTCCCTTCCCACCATTTCATTAAACGCGAAATGATTTCATTCTCATTGTTCAAAGGTAGAATCGGAACTTTTTCGGTGACTGAATAACCTTCTTCGATTGCTTTATCTGTGAATTCAATCGATTCATAATTAATAAATATCTTCGGATCGTAGGATTCGAAACAAACACGCGATACATTCGAACACTTTTCGTCGAAGTATTCAGAATCAAAATGTTTTTCGATTCCTTTAAAATATAGTTTGTGTTCGTCCTTGTCGCACTTTGGAATCCGAACAAGAACTTTCAAACCGTTTCCGCTTGGTGAAGTGAAGACCGCAAATGTAAACAAATCTTCTTCGATTCTTTTACGTTCTTTGTTCATCGATTGAGTTGACGGATACTTGTCGAAATCCAAAACGCAAAGTCCTGAATGTTCAATCAAGCTGTTGTCGTTTCGACTTGTGAATGTTCCGTTGAAACATACTGCAGGAAGTTGTTTCTTTTTCTCCTTGTCGCCTTTTCTAATTTGTTCGATTAGTTCTTTGCTTGAACCGTTCCGAATTCTTTCAAGTGCTTCTTCAATTTCTATCTTATAAGAAACATCTTTAGTCGAATATAAACTTTTGAATAAACTTATTTTCATTGTTGTTTTTTTGTAAATGTAGTAAATAATTCCGCTTAATTTTAATCTACTTTTTAAATATGAAAATTGGTTCATATTTTGCACCGTTTCCACTTATAGAAGAAAGTTCTAATTTTAATATATCCATAAGCGTAAAACCTAAACTTTCAGATATTAAAATAGTTTCACTTTCAATCCATTTATGTTTTGGTGTATCTGCTATATTTATAATCATGTATCCTCCTTTTTTTAAGCCATTAAAACAATTTAAAATTGTCTTTTTATAGAAACCATTTATCCATTTTTCTATGGTTTCAAATTTAATATAGCTTTGCGATTCTTCTTCACTATATTTTTCAGTATCAAAATAAGGAGGTGACGTAAAACACAAATCTAAACTTTCTTTTTTAGGTTTATAAAGCTCACTACCAATATTAAATAATTCAATATCTTTTAATTTAAAATCATTTTTCAAATCTATTAATCCATTAAATGTTTTAATGGACGGTTCTGTACCTATATATTTTTTACAGTTTGAAGCTAAAAAACCAAACAAACGACCCCCCCAACCGCAACTCATATCCCAAACAATTCCCTTATTACCATACTGATTGTAAATAAATTTTGATACTGTTGGTCTAAAATTACTCACGCTTTGTTTACTTAAATAAACTTTTGTGTTTTGTCTTATTCTATTTGTTGTAATATATCCACTTCCAAATTTCAACTCCCAATCATAAGTTTTTTTAATTAGTTCTTTTAATTTTTCGTCATCATTCCATAATTCCCTAATTGTTTTTTGTTTTCCATATCTTACATCAACCCAATGAGGAAAATATGTCCATAAAAAACCGCAAGAATGCATAGTTTGTTTTAAAACCTTATTTTTATAAATAGACTTTTCGTTAAAATTTATAAGATTATTTATTTCTTTTTTATTATTATAATTATTTTTTTCATAGTTTGGATAACCCTTTTTTCTCCAATAGATAAAGTATTCATTTAATAAATCTTGTTTTGTATTCCCGAATAAATCCATAATTTGTTTTTTAATTCCGCTTAATTGTAAAAATATTCCGTTTTATTCCACTTTGAAGCGTTCAATGTGGAATGCTTCGATTCAATATTGTCGTGACTTGTAGACGTTTTTTTCTAAATATTCCACATAGCCACGTCAAAAATTGGGGGACGATTTAAAATTACCCTATAAAAAAAGAAGGGTATTGAATTTCACTTTTCTATGTGGAATGTGGAATCTCATCAAGTCGTTCTTCCAGGAATTTTTTTATCGATTGAATGTTCAACTGATAAATTCTGTCGTTTATTTCAACCGATTCTTCATGATACTTTATCGCATGAATTACACTTGAATGATCCTTCAAGAATAAGTTACCGATTTGGCTAAGTGTCATTTCAGTATTCCTTCTTAAAAACCACATTAAGAAAAACCTTTGATGTGCGATGTGTCGCGTTCGATTCGGCTTCCTTAGTTTTTCTTCTTCTATTATGTCAATAACACCAGGAAGGATTCCTTCGGCTATTTGTTTTTTGTATTCAACCCAGTTTTTCAAAGTCATGATTTTAATTGTTTATAAATGTGTTCGGCTATTTCGTTATACGTGAACTTTTTCTTCGGTTTAACGGTCGATTGTATTTTAATAGTATACTTGTTCGTCCATTCTGTTTTTACCACCTTAGAATTAAAGAAATCGTTTATCTTATTATTCATGATAATTTGTTTTTTAGTTCCTGAAGTTCTTGTTCTTTTCGCTTGATGATAAGTTTCAAATTATCTTCTTTGAATTCAACAACTCTTTTCCAAATTGTTTCTTGTTCTGATTCGGTCAATGGTATAATCATGAATCCTTTAATCGAAAGATATTCGAACCCGTTTGAAACCCACATACTGAATTGATAGTCGTCGATTTTTAATTCCCACGAATATTGACCGTGTTCTGTAACTTCGTATTTTCCCGATACGATTTTTCTTTTGAAGTATTGTTGAACTTCTTTAATCTTGTTTTCCATATTGCTTATTATTAATTGTTTCAACAAAGATAATAATAATATTGAGTTATCAACAAAAAAAAACGCGAATAATTTAATATCCGCGTTTTCATTGGTGTGAAGAACCTTAAAAAATGTGTGTCAATCTTGCAATTTGTCCGAACTCCTTATGAAAAATGTAACCTTCAACCGCTTTTGGTGCGTGTTGAAAACCCTTTCGGTGATGCCAGGAATCAGTCCCCGAAGGTGAACGCAATGATTCGACACACACCGACCCGAAATCTTTACTTTGCTTGTGGTGAATGTGATGCGTAAAAATGTAGCGGTGTTTTGTATCGCTCCAGTCTTTTGATTCTTGAGCCATTAACAAAGGAAGGTCAGCAAATTTCGCACCGTCGCCGTGTGTCGTTCCAATTAACGACGAACCGAAACGATTATATTTGCGATGTGATATCGAACAATTAAATGTAATATTTTTTGCGTTTCTGAAATGCGTTTCAATTACGTTCGCCAAAAAGAACCCCGACATATAATCATGATTTGAAGGATTGAAAACGAATTCAACATCAGCAACCGAAATAAGTGTTTCAAGAATGTCAACATACAACTTCTTAGCTGTCAAAAAGTTTTCATACCACATCCCGTCGGTGTCTTGTGGTGTTCCCGCAGTTGTTTTTCTGTCCGGTGTGTCGGTGTGAAGTACATCGTTCCCACCGATGAAAAGAATCTTTTCAATATCCCAACCTTTCGACTTGTTCAATATTCCTTGAACACCTTCTTTCACTCTTTTGACCGCGATTTGTTGGTCGTAATCTTCACCCGTTTCGAATGCTTTGCAAAGTTTACCGATGTGAATGTCAGCCGGGTCAATCACAAGAAGATGTCCTTCAGTTGATTTCGTTCTTTTTATTGTCGGATATTTCGGCGCGTGTTCTTTAAGGTCTTCAATAATTCGTTCCTTCAGGTCGTTCACTTTTTGAACATCTTCACTTTTGAAGTTCGGATTCTTAACGAACAAACTTGTTTCTTTTGATTTGAACCAACCGTGTTTCACTTGTTCAGGATTCAATCCTTGTTGTTCACATGACTTTTGGAAGTGTCGCATTTCTTTTAATACTTCACGTTCTTCGGGATTGATCCAAGTTCGAATATTTCTTTTGCGTCCTTTCATTATTTTAATATAACAGCACCGGTTAAAAGTGCATTGATTAATATTGAAATGTTTCTTTGCTTCTTGAATCGTTTTGTGTCTGACTTCAACACCGCGATGATTGTATCTTTTGAATTGATTATATAACGTTGATGAACGATAATTGAATCTTGACCAGTTACAACACTTTTCAAAAATGTATTTTCTGAAGTCAGCACGTTGATGATTGTATCTTGAATTTGAATGATTCGAACCGTGTCGCGTTCAGCTTTGAATGTTTCAAGGTCAGCACGAAGCATTCCTATTTCATTTGATATCTTGCTGATGATTTCTTTTTCGTTTCCGATTCGTGTTTCAATCGTATTGATTCGCGTTTCTTTTCCTTCGATTCGCGTTTCGATTTTCTTTATCGGTGACACTTTGAAAACTGGTGATTCATTCCCGCGAAATACTAAGAGAAGAATTATCGCAATAACACCGATTATCAATAAGACATCTTTTGTTTTTACCATCTTCGTTTTTGTCCGTTGTATCCGATGTCGTAATGTATGAAAGTTTTATATAAACCAAGACCGCCTTCAGTCATTTCGCCTTGACTTATTAGTTTTTCAATAGTATTATAAACTTCACCTGGTGTCATTCCTTTGATAACAATGTCACCCGCTTTTCCTTCCTTATGCATCGAACGACTTGCGCCACCTATTTTTTTATTGTATTCAGGTGAACGATAACCGGAATTAATTTGAATCGGTTTATCTACATAGTCGCGAAGTATCTGAAGTTGTTCGGCAAGGTCAATGATGTTTGCGATTATGTTAACGGGCATTCCTGAACCGTCGCGACATTCAAATTCTTTAATACTAAAATTCTTTGTTATCTTCATGATTATTCTATTTTTGCAATATACAAAAAAAAACCGACACAATCTCAAAAGGTTGCATCGGTTTTAAAACTAACTAAAAATAAGCAATACAAATATAATTGTTATTTGTTTTACTTTCTATTAAACTTTTTTATAGCTGTCAACATCTTATCAACAAAACTGAACTTGAAAGTCTTATAAAAGTTTTCGTCGATGCTCTTTATTTCAATTATGAAAACCGCGATAAGACACAACTTAACAAATGGAACGGTGTCGTCAATAAACATCACCGCGATTCGGCAAAGAATCAACGCGAATAAGTAGTATATTAATTTCGAAATAACATTCGATAATTTACGCGAACTAATATTCTTGATATTATCTTTTCCCGCTGACATCACACCGGTGATAGTATCAATTAATACTATCGCAACAACCGAAGTGATCGCCCATGTTATCGGTAAAAAGAAAGCTGTCAATGCGGTGCTAAAATAAAGACCGAATTTAATTGAAAGTGTTTTGATTCCCATGCTTATTGTGTCTTATTGTTTATTCGTTCCCGAAGTCGTAATTGTCGTATGGTATTGCGCACCAATTTTCATTGTCATAAATGTTCAACGTGACATTCATTGTCCAACCGGCGGTCATATCAGCACCTCGATTGATAAACGGGTCAGTTGAAATCGCACCGTCAATTGATAGATAATCTTCGAATCTATATTGTTTCAATGTGATTCGTATATCGTTGCAAACCTGAAGACAGTCCGAATGAATTTCGTCAATCTGTGAATAATTAGATTCGTTGTATTTGTCACAAATTATAATTTGAAGATTCACAAAAATGGATTCGTCATCAATCGTTCCTGGTTGAATTGTCGTAACCATCAAAGGATATTCGACCGCGTCGCGATTGATAGCGTCAACGAAGTCACCGAAGAAGAAACTATTTATCTGTCGATGTTCGTTTGCGATTTCGCTGAATTCTTTTTTTATTTGGTTTAATGTCTTGTCCATTTAGATATGTTTCAAGTTTTTTAATTTGTTTCTTTGATATTTTAAAACTCATGCAGTCCAATTAATTCGATAACCCGTTTTGATTTTCTTCATGTCGTGATTCGTTCGCGTAATAGCTTCATTATACTCAGGATACTTCGTTCCGCAATCGTCCTTTAAAAAACCGATTAATCTTTCAAGATAGAATTCAGCGTCTTTGTGAAGTTCGTCCCTGAATGAAATCGTTTCCGATGTTGTGTTCGCTGTGATGTTTTCATCTGAAGAACGACCAACAGCTTTGTTCACAATCTTAACATTCGATAATAGAGAAACTTTATAATCGACAAGCGAAACAAGTGCGGGAACAATATAGTCATCCATAAGTTCAGAATAGTCAGCAGTCCAAACACCCGAAGCAACCCGAACCAATAACGCACGAAACAAAGGTGAACCGGTCGCCGGTTGTATATTCATTTCTTGAACACGTTTAATCGCAACCGCCAAGATTTTCGTGTCCGAATTTTGGTGAATCAATCCTTGTTTTTTCAAGTTTTCAACCGATACTAAATATTGTGTCGCCATTTTATTATGATTTTTTTATTACTAAATGTTGTCTCCATTCGTGACGACACCAAGGTGTTGTCGCTGTTCCGTTATTCCAAAATCCCCCACGATATCGCCACACATCGCGACCAATTGCGTTCGTAATCGTATCGATTTCACTTCGAAGATACATTCTATTTATGTCGATTAGTGTTCTACAAAACTGACGAGTTCCTGGTATCTTATCCGGTCCAATACCCGGCTTCACTTCGTATGAATATCGAATTTCGAATTGCTCAATTTCAACGTCAAGACCTTCAAGAACTTGTTCACCAAGTTTCGACGTTTCACCTTTTACAATTAGATTAAGTTCGCCCAGTTTCTCCATTGATTTTGCGATGTCTTTAATCGGTGATTCAACCGCCTTTGATATTTCGGGCGCGTCTTCACCTGACTTCAACATTGAAAGAACGTTCTTGTCCAAGTCGGACAAATCGTTTCGAATGTCGTCAATCTTATCGAAGAAAGTGCTGAAATTATCGGCTTCGAATTGTGCAACTTGCTTCGATCCAAAGTCATTTGATACCGATATCGATTTCACAACTTTGAATTCGTCCTTTGATTGTCCGAACTTTTTGAACACCTTCAAATCTTTTTCATCTGACCTAAATTCGTTTATCATTTGAACCGGTGAATCTTCTTTTTTTACTGACATCGGTGTTGCTTCAATGAATGCAACTTCGCCAACTTCACCCGACAATTCAATCATCTTGTCAAGTACCCACAACAAAGATTCTTGACGACCGTTCACATAAATTGATTTGAATATTTCGAATGATTCAAGTAATTCAGTAGCACCGCCAAGTTGACCTTCAGTCTTTATTCCGAACAACATCGGATTCGTTGCTGAATGTGCGACAAGTATATTTTGTTGAATTGATTTTTCTGTTAAATTGTATCGGTCAGCCAAATCGTTCCCGTTCAAAGATAATACCGACGGCGCGTTTTCGTTACCGTCAGAAAATGTGATAATCACTTCGTTGACATCTTCAATATTTGTCGATGTTCCTTTGACTTCGTCGCGAATTGCTTCGGCTTCTTCGTCGGTTTCCGGTTGACCTGAAGCGAAATTGATTAACGTTCCGATTTTAAATCCATTACTAATTTCGTAATAATGATACTTTGAAATTAATAAATCCGCGTTGATGTCAGTTATCCCACCAATATAAGACGGTTTCGGATACGTTCCCAAATCGCCTTTCGTTTGTTTCGCGGGTGACTTATAATATATTACAAATTTACCTTCTTTCTTTTCCATGTCTAATGGAAGAATCTGTCGATAATTTGTACCTTCTTTAGTTTGTTTCCTTGCTGACCAATCATCGGAAAAGAAATAAACTGACTGGTCTATATTAGTTCGAACTCTATCAATGTCGAAATGTTCCCAACGAACAACCTTCGAACCGTCACGATTCCAAGAACCAACAACACAAAAACCGTCGAACAATTCAAAATCGAACGCGACTTTTTTCATCATTTCAGAAATGGTATAATCTGAATATTGATTTTTCAAGAATTCGTCAAGTTGTCCCGACACCGTTTCAAGACCACCACCGGCGATGTAATACGATTTCGTTTTGATAATTCCTTGATGCCAAGCTGAACCATTATATAAATCAACCAGGTAGAAAGGATATTGATTGTCGATTCCCCATTTTTGAAAACCAAGTTTCTTGTCGAACGATTCTTTTGCTTCGGGCAGTTTCTTTGAATTCGAAAATCCCGTCGCCATTATTTTATTATTCATATACTGAATTTGTTTCCGTTGTTGTATATTCTGTCCTTGCCGTATCAATCACATAAACGTGAGCGCGACCAGTTTCGACAAGTGTCAAACCGGTTGGGTTAAGATTGCCCGAACCGTTCACTTGTTCATATATGTTGTAAGTATAGAATCCGTCAATCGGAAAAGTTAAGTCAACACCGTCTGTGATTGAAAAGTCATTGAAGCGAGTTGTTTCGGTTGAAACATCAGCCAAAATAGAATAGACTTTGTCATCAGTTTGTTCTTCAATGAATTCAAACAAGTATTCAGGATTCGTCAACGTTGTCAATTCTGTCACCGTCACCACTATCGACGTTGTCGAGTTTTTTAGTATTCTTAGCATTCTTTTGTAGTTTAGGTTTCTTCGCTTTTTCAAATACGTCAAGACCCATCTTGAAATATTTATTTTCGTTTCCTTCTTCAATCAAAATGAATTGACGTATAATTGAAGAAAACACTTTCGAACCGATTAATTCTTTTTTAATTTTCATATATCTTAAAATTAACAAAAAAAGGGCAGTGAATCAACACCACCCTTTCAAATTTACTTCTTAGTTATTAACGATTTAAACCGCGTAAGAACTTTGAGCGATTAAATTTCCCGCAAGTGTAACGTCAACATCAGGAACTTCTTCATTCTCTTGTGAAACTAAAGAAATCAAATGTCCGTTTCTGTCCGATTTCGCAACACCTGAAGTGTATTCGTTACCATCTGAAACTTTCATTCCTTCTTCGAATCCTAACATTACATAAGTTCCGTTCGCTTTTTCAACCATTGCACAAAGTTCGTTTTGTGCAAGTAAGTGAATAGCTGAACGTAATTCTTTAGTATCTGAATTTAACACCATTGAAAGTGCTTGTTCGTACCAAAGCGTCCCGTTTTCTTCACTTCTTTGAATCGGTGAAGTATAGCTTGATAGATTAGATTTTAATTTGTAGTGAAACGTTTCACCAGTAACTGTGAGAGCAGTAATTTCATTCGATGCTAAAACTGCACCGCTGTGATTTTCAACGGGAAAAAATAGAACTGATTTAATACCACCTTTACCGTTGGTACAAGTTCTGTCATTATATCCGCTTGTCATTAAACATGGCATAAAAATATATTTTTTTAAGTTTATAAATAACCGAACGACTCCATGTCGTTCGGTTTAATTTAATTTTAAGCTGTCGCCCAAACTCCGATTTGGTCTAAAAATGGAACTTGTACTCCCGCTCTAAACTTAGAACGTAAATAGATTACATCGTCATCTTTAGAATACCAAAGAGCAAATTGGTCTAAATCGCTTGTCAAATCTGTTCCGAAAACATAGTGACTTGCACGTCCCGTATAAATTGAACTAACCGTGTTCAATCCAACTACTTTCGTTACAACCATGTCAGTTCCTGGTACAGTCACTTCGTTCATTTCAGCGATTTGATCCGGTGAATAGTGAAAGAAGTTTAAGTCAACTAAATTCTTGATTAACTTGTTGAAGTTTTCACGACCTGTGAAACAAGCGAAATCATCTCCTTCGGCAACCGCTTCAGGTGAATTTTCGAATACTTCATAAAAAACATCGTATGCATTTGTATTTGTAATCGCTGTCGTTGCACTTGTATTCAAATCAACACAACCACCGGCAACAGTCAAGAAACTTGCGAATCCGTCCATGAATGCCAAGTTACCAGTTCCCGTTGCTTTGTTACCTCTCCAAATTAATTTATCTAATTCGTTAGAATGTAAAGCCAAAAGATAATCAACGATTTGCGCTTCGAAAGGAAGTTCTTCGTCTTCAGCCATTGCACCCGCTCTAAGATTTAATTGTGTCCAAAATCCGGCTAAGTCTTTTTGACAAAACTTCTTCATGAAACCAAGTGTTTCAACTGCGATTGCTCTATCAGTAAAAACCGTATCTCCTGAAGCTGTCATCGTACAGTCACCCGCTTGATAGATAACTGAATCGTCCATCAATTTGATTTCTTCAGAACCTTTGATTCCTTCTTGAATTGTTATTTTCTCAAGTGTTCTTCCCGCTGTTACTTGTTTTACAAGTATTTCTTCACTTTGTTCGTCAACATACGCACCCAAACCGGAAACGTCAAAATCGAATGTTGTTTCGATATATTTTTTTAAACTCATTACTTTTTATTTATAATATTTTTGAAATAGTTCGCGCGTCTGTCCTTGTCATTCGCTGTCGAAAATTTCGAAACTTCTTTTTCTGTCGTTGGTTCGTTCTTGAATGTAGAAAATTGTTCTTTCAATTCATTCAATTCACTTTGAAGTTCTGCGTTTCTTGACAAAATCGATTCGATTCCGTTCACGATAGCGTTCAAAGGTGTTTCAATATCTGACATCTTATTGTCGATAATTGATTCAACTTCTTCGCTTGACATTGTTTGTTCTTCTTCAACAACTTCTTCTTCAGTAGGTGCTTCTTCACCTTCCGTTCTTTCATCAACTAATTCCAAAACGATACCTTCAGCATCCAATACAATCGACACACCTTCAAGTTCACCACCAAGTTGAAGTGTTCCTTCTGTCGCCGGTACTTGTTCACCGTCTTCTGTGACGATAAAGATTGCCGTTCCAACTTCCAAACCACCATCGAACGCGATGATTGATTCGTCCATCAAAGGAATTTCTTCAAATTTAGTCGCAACTTCTTCAGTATCCGTTGCAGTCGCTGTTGCTGTCGCTTCAGTTTCATCGGTAAACTTCGACTTTAAAAAGTCAAGTTTTTCAATAATACTTTTGAATTTACTCATATTAAATTATTTGTTCGGATATTGTGTTTAAGTGTTTATTTTTTATCAACCAGTTCAATCAGTTCGTCAATGATTGATTCGAATGTTATCTTGTCCGAATTAAATTCTGAAGCATCCATGACAAAAGTTCCTTCTATACTGAATCCGGAAACTTCGCCCGACTTGATTCGTTGATATAGTTCTTCGTTTTCGAATTTGTACGTTGTGAGCCAAGAACCATCTGACACATCTTTGAATCGTTCCGGTGCTGTGAATCCTTTCGATTCGTCAACTTGATAAGAACCAATCATGAATACACCTTCGGCAAGGTCTTTCGAATTGTGTTCGATGTTCACATTGTTGAATCGGTTGTTTCTTGCGTAGTCGTGAATGATGTCTTTGATTGCCTTCTTAGTGAACACAACATAGTATTCGCCCGAATCATCACGTCGATATATTGGTGTGTCCGCTGAAATTGCAACACCCGACACCGTTCGTTCGTCATCGTTGAAATGATATCGAACAACATTCGAAAACGTTTCGAAGCTGATAGAATGCGCCGGGTCGTGAACTAATGAATTGAAATCGACAAAAGTGTTCGGATCGTCCAAGTCAATCATTATTTCGTAAATAGGTAGATTTGTGTTTATCATGAATATTGTGTAAGTTTGTTTATTATGAATAAAGAAATAGCTATCCAATTAAATAAGTTCGCAAAAGAAGTATGCGAAAGATATTCAAATAAGAATAGAGCAAATAATTTCAACAATGAAACATTTGAAATTCAAGAAATAATTCCAACAAGCGACAACACCGCGACAATAATATATCAAAAGAACACGGGAAAAAGAGCCGGGTTTTTCTTTTATTATATAAAGGGATTGAAACAATGGCGATACTTTGTTCCAACCGATAGTCATATAAATGGAATGTCTTGTTTCGCAAATCAAAAAATTGAAGTCGAACGACATAATTATAAATACAATTTTTAAGAATGAAATTTGTCTATCCTTATAAACGAAAAGAAAATGATTTCAACATCATCAATTCGATTCGATGCGTATTGAAATACTATCCGAATTCTGAAGTGTTTGTTCTTGGTGACGAACCCGAAACCGATTTGGAATTCAAACATATCAAGTCAATATTGAATCACAAAACACGCGGTTCAAATGTTACTTCGAAAATGCTTCAGTTCGCAAAATTGTATCCAGGTGAATTCGTTTATATGAACGACGACTTTTTCATCAATGATAAATTTGATTTCAATATCGTTCACGGTTCAATTGAAATGATGGAACGTAAAGAAGGTAAAGCGTCAATCGCATGGAATCAAGCCGTTGACAATTCGGTTCACTTCTTAGAGAATAACAAACGACCTATTCGAAGTTATGAATGTCATCAACCGGTCATCTTCAATTCAAAATTGTTAATCGAAACAATGGATCAAATCGAATGGAAAACAAACGACCATTTTATCAAGTCATTATACTTCAACATAAATGTTCCGATTCAATTCAAGCCTATTGAGAATGTGAAGCTAATTTTACCGAATATAAAGAAGGCGAATTTGTATCTTGAAATGTTCGGTTGTATTTCAACCGGTCAAGGCTTTATGACAAAAGAAGGTGTTGAATATATCAAGAAAATTTAGAACGTAGATACTTCGTTTATTTGCGCGACATTGTTCACCGCTGTCGTGATATCCGTTTCAACGACGACAACTTGAGTTTGTCCATTTGCACCCGCTTGTGTTCCGTCCGCATTCAATTGAGTTTGAACCGAACTTGTGTCGTCACTAATTGCGAACGATGATGCACTTGCTCCGGCACTTGCACCCGCACCACCTGAAGATGGTTTCGGCATTGACCCCGCACCGCCTTTGAATTTTGCTGAAGCTATTTTCGCGATGTTAACCGCTGAATTTAAACCGGCAAGACCCGCTTGAATAAATGGATAAGCGGGATTGACTGCTGTAACCGGTGAAGCAAGTCCAGTTTGATAAGCACTTTGAACCGCTAAATATCCCGAAACCGTTGCGATTCCTAATTGTAAAGCTTTATTAATATTGAACGCACGACGTTGAATTTGTTCTTGTTTCTTTTGGTCACCTTCGGCGCGGTTCATTGCTATGTCCGAAACTAATGAATTCAAGTCGGACATTGATTGAAGTCCGGCTATTGTCGTATCTAAAACAGCTTTTCGAATTGCAATCTTTTCGTCTGCTTTTTTCTTTTCGTCTGCGATTTCTATGTCATCCCACTTTTTACGAATCAAGGCTTCTTCCATTTCTTCGCGTTCAAGAATTTCATTCATCAAAACAATCTTTTCTTCGGATGATATCAATTCATTCGTTTGAAGTGCTTCGCGTTCGGCTTGATACTTTTCTTCTAATATCACAAGGTCTTCAGTTATCGAATCACGCATCAAAGAATGACGAAGTGCGTTCGCCGTTTGAATCGCGGTCGCCTGGTCAAGTGCTGTCTTATCGGCGAAACCTTTTCGAAGTGTTGTCAATTCGGCTTCTTGCTGAATGATTAATTGCTTTTCAAGTTCAGCGTTTCCGTGAGCCTTCAACATTAAAGCATCGTATTTATCCGCGACCGCTTGTTCTTCAAGTTCATTCGCTGACAATCGCATTTTGAAAAGTTCATCTTCAAGTTCGGATTGCTCTAATAAGAATTGATTGATTTGTTCTTGTTCTTTTAGTCTTGCCGATTCTCTTTCTTTTGCCCGTGTTTTCGCTTTCGCATTTGCATCGGCTTTCGCTTTTGCTTCGGCATCGGCTTTCGCTTTTGCATCAGCTTTGGCTTTTCCATCGACCGCTCCCTCTTTGATTTTAAGGTCAATCTTATCTTGAAGTGATTTATTCAGTTCATCATAAGCTTCAGTAGTTTCTTTTGAAGTTGAGATGGTTTCTTTTGAACCTTGATTCGCAATTGATTCAGCGTTTATAACTTCACCAAGTCCGGCAACTTTTGCACTAAATCCAAGAACCGAATCCCAAACACCAACATTCTGACCCGTTTGAAGACGTATTTGTTCTTTCATTTGAATCTTCAACTCTTCTTCGCCCAAACTTATAAGTGCGTTTTGTTGTGCCTTCAAAAGTAATAATTCGGTGTTAAGTATTAATGCTTCGTTGGTTTTTTCGATGCCGTCTTTTTCCGCGTCGATGTTGCTTAAAAGATTAGGATACTTTGCTTGTAATTCCTTGACGGCTTTGACTTTTTGTTCACGTGTCAAAGTTTCATCAGCTAATTGTTTTTGAAGTTTGTCCGACGCGCTTAGTTCTTTTGCAATTGAATCGACTGCGGTGTCAGTCACCGCGTTCATTGTTTCTTGCGCTTTTGTCGTTCCTAACAACATACCTTTCAACTTGTCGAAGTTCGCAATTAACAAACCAACACCGATAATCAACGCACCGATTCCCGTCGCCAACATAGCACCCCGAAACAATTTCATCCCTTTCGTTCCGTTTCCAATTGCAAGATTATAAAGTTTCTGAACCTTTGTTTTTGCCCGTGTCAACACAATCGAATTCGCGTCAAGTTGTTGTTTGATTGTTTCGATTGAATTCAATACACCTTGAGCCGCCTGAAGTTTCGTAATCGTTTCAAGTAGTTCTTCATTTTCTGAACCAAGCAAAGCGGTTACACCGGTGAACGCTTGAAATCCCGCAACCGCACCCGAACTGATTGATAAAGCCGTTGACAATCCACGACCTTGTTCAGCAAGTGCATCGATTGAACGATCCGTTTCAATTATAATCTTTTTGTACTTTGCGGTTTGAGTCTGAAGGTCGCGAAATTCTTTTGAAGTTGTATCACCCGCCAATGCAAGTTCATACATTCGGTCTTCCATTTTTGAAATCGAACCGGTCACTTCGACCAGGATGTCACCGCCAAGATGCTCCATGTCGCCCGAAAACTTCTTCAAGTCGTTTTGTGTCTTGTCGAATGCCTTTGACAAGTCTTTGAACGCGGTTGTGTTTTGTTCACCGTTATTCGATAGCTGTTCCATTTGGTCGTTCAAATCGACCATTTCTTTTTCAAGTTTTTTTACATCGTTTACAGAACTGCCCGTGTCAACCTTCGCCGTGAATATCGCTTCTTTTCTTGCCATCTATTTTCGTTTACTTAAATCTTTGACTTTTTTATTCAAGTTTTTTATTTCTTTGTCAATCTTCAAAAATTCTTGTTCGTCAGCTTTGATATGCGATTCAATTTCTTTTTTGATGTATTCGATGTTCTTGCCTTGTGTCGCTTGAATATTTGTTTTCCTATGTATTTCAGAAACTTCTTCACTCAAAGTCAAACCGCCTTTCGCCCTATTGTTGACAGCGTTGTCAACGTGGCGAAGTTTTTTATTAATATAAACAAAGTAAATCAATCCAAGAATGACCGTCGCAATGTCATATTTTTGAAACATTTCTAAGATGATTGATAATTCCATTTAATATTTTTGCGAAGGCGGTTGAAACTTTTCGCTTTGACTTTCAACCGCATCTTTATAATAATCAGCACCGGCGATGTTATCAAGATATATTTCAAGTTCATCTTCGGTCAAAAAAGCTAAAATGTTCGGCTGTCCCGTTGACAATTCATTCACATTAATATCACCAACATAACCGAATAAAACAAAACCTCTTTCGCCTTCGTCATTATCGTAAACAAGAAACCACCTTTTCGGATTGTCTTTAGTGATTTGATTAATCGTATTTTCTAACATAATTCTATATTTTATATTTAAACTTGACCGCCGTCAGTTATTGTCCATGAATCTGAAATTAATCCCGCTCGTGCAGTTGCCGGTGCGCCTGAACTATATTGAGCCGTTCCCGCGTGAAAATTTACTGAATTATTATGTGTTTGCCCTTCCCAACCAACCAATAACAAATCGTAATTAGTAGTTGAAAATGCTGTGTTATATAGAAACATTGCTGAAGCTGTTGTCAAACTTGATATATTGAATCCGCTTATATCTTGGTCAAACGCTGTACTTCTTAACATATTTGACATGTCTGTCACGCTTGATGTATCAAAGTTTAGAGGTTTATTAAAAACCGTTGCCGTTCTAAACATTGCACCCATGCTTAAAACGTTTGATGTATTTGTAAAAGTAACATCACTATTAAATGAGCTACAACCGAAAAACATAAAAGCCATAGTTGTAACATTTGAACAATCAAAAATTAAATCACTATTAAAACTTGAACACGCTCTGAACGCGCCATACATATTTCCCACCAATGACGTGTCAGGATTGTCAGTATATGTTCCAACCATATTACTACAATTATAAAATGAGTAACTCATTTCTTGCCATTGATTAGTTCCCCAATTATCGATTGAAGATAATTTCCGACAATCACCACCGCCAGCAAATCTAATTCCTGAAAACGAACCGTCTAAATAAATTTGATACGTTCCACTTGAAGCGTAAACGTGAGTAAGTTCGGATTGATTGTAAGTCGTAATAACGTCACTATTGCCGTCACCCCAATAAACGGTCATTGATGTCGCACCATTCTGCAAAGGTAAAACAAAAGTATCTGAAGCACTTCCAGGTTGTGTTGTGTCAACCGTCATTTTAAATTCAGTTGAAACAACAGGTACTGACTCAAATATAAAAGGGTTTATTATCATAACCTGTAACCGTTAATTGTTATTGTTAAACCAGCTCCAGCAATAGTTGCTCCTATCTGAGTACATTCTACAGTAATAATTTTATCGTTATTTAAAGTAGGCGTTGATATAACTGCTGGTACTGTGGCTGTTGTTGAGCTTGTTTCCCCAGGGTCAATAGTAATTTTAGTACTTAAAACTGAAACCCCGTCCATTTTAATATCAAAAATAAGCTCTGCATCTGTTGGTGCTGTCTTAACATTTGCTCTAATCTCAGTTGCATAAAATTCGTATGGTATTGGAATTACTACATCAAATGTTGAAACGGTAAAAGGCGTTGTTAAATCAGTTGCCGCAAATTGTATAGGAGCTGTTGCAAATGTTTTTAACATTACAGAAATTGGAACTTTTTGACTTTCATAACTTGTACCCTCTATAAATTGGTCAATATCAAAAAATGATGCTGTATCTATTACAGTTGTTGTAACTGGATATTCGTTTATTTGATCTAATGCCATAATTTTAAATTTTATTTATTTATGCTTTCTGCTTTATAACTGTGCCTATTCCTTTTCGTGCTGATGTTCTTTTTAATACACCCCATGTTGTACGTTTTCCCTCTACTAATATTGGCGTTGAGAAAATCCTTACGCTCAAAGATACATTATTTACGTTTATTAAAGAGGTATCAATTAAACATTTTACCGTTGCAACATTCGCTGGAGAAATTACTAAATCTAAAAGCGTGTTTCCTGAAATTGGTTTTAATGGATTTGCGTTAATGTTTCCCTGTGGTAAAACGCTTGAAATAACCCAACGATTTCCAGCCTCATAGTCCTCAATAGTTACTTCCGCCCATTCATCAGAATAATTTGCCGTTGACCACGTTAAAACATATTCAACCTCTACTAATTCATTTTCAGGTAAATTTGTTGGCGTTGTTAAATCTGATAAAACGGTAAATTGTCGCGTTGTTGTAATATTTGGGTTATCCTCATACGGTCTAATCTTAACAGCCTGATGATTGAAATCGTCAACTCCATTTACAGTTGTATAATATGAAAGTCTTAAAATCCAATCTCCAAGTCCTGAGCCGTAAACTTGCCAATTTTTATTATCTCCATTAAAACTCTGTAAAATATCAAAGAAATCGTTAGATACATTTGACTGCTCTAACCAATAACGCCAATCATTTAAGAAACCGTAACGTAATTTAACTCCATATTTTCCAGCTATATCATTTGCAGTATTTCTAACTAATTCTATAACGTTTCTATCTGATGTTGGAGGTAAATTAAACCCTCTTGAAATTGAAAAGTTAGGTTGAAACTGTCCCGAAATATTGACAACATTACTAAAACTAAAAAAGTTATTTTCTAAAGTAAATTCTTGCTCTGTTACAGTATTATATGCAAATATTCTCGCTCTAATTCCTTCGTAATCTACATTGTCAATTAGTCTAAAATTACTTTCGTATAAAACATCGTCCTCTGTTGTTGTATTTGGATCTGCTGAGGCTGTAATATTGTTTAAATTATGATCGTATAAATTTTGATCTACAACGTCAGGTATTTGAACACCAATTACAGGCGCGTCAATGTTATCTTCATCAAATAAAGTTAAAGAAACCCTATCAACTGAAAAGCCTGTTAAGGCAACATTTGCTATTGAAATCCATAAAGTTGACTTTCTGCCGTCATCTTGAATTTGAGAAAACATTGCAGTTGCGTTTGCATTTGGTATTACATCGCCTTTAACTGTTAATTGATTTGCTCCTGTTAACTCAAATTTTAAGTTTTGGAAGTCCCATTGCGCACCGTCTGAATTAACGCCACTTTGATTACCAATGTAAGGCAGTCCAGCATAAACAGTTGGATCTATTAAACCGTCAGCGTTAAAATCAACTTCAGGAGCGTTAATCAAAAGATTATTACCTAATGAGGGCAGTCTATTTTGGTAAAACTCAGCATCTATTGGCCTCCAAACTAAACCAATATTATAAATACTTGTAGGGTTAATTTGATTAGGTGCGTTTATTACTGCTGTAAAAGATGAAGTTGCTGAGTAATCTAAAGCCTCTATAACATCACCTAAAACATTATTCCAAACAATAGATTGAACACTATAATTATTTGGCGCACCGTTATAATTCTCGTTATATTCGCCTGTATTAGCCTCTAAATTTGTTGTAGTATCTTGTAAAACTCCGTTTGGATTTCCATATTGAGCAAAGCCTTTTATATTAATAATTGGTGCAACGTGACCGGCATTCTCATAAACAGCTGGTATAATAAAACCGTCTTGAATAATAACATACTGCAAAAATTTATAAGTTACTTTGAAATCATTGTACCCTCCTGTATTATTTGCAATATATGTTATATTTACGTCCTTTATTAAACCGCCTGACTTATTACCTATTTGAGTCATTGGTAAAACATCTGTAATTGTCATTGCGTCAACATCTTGTAATTCAAAACGGTTTAATTCGCTATCAATTAAAGAGTTTAAAGAAACAGTACCATTTGGCGTTAAGTTAAAATAAAACTCTAAAGCGTTTGGTAATTTATCAGCAACAACGCTCATTCCTGATAAAATACCGTCTAAAGGAAAAGTTGTACCGTTTCCAGGGGTACCAAAACCGCCAATGTATGGCCCTAAAGGAGCGTTTAAATATAATTCGTTGCCGTTTATATAAGTTATTGTGCTAACCCAACTTTGAGCCTGACTATTTTGACCGTTTGCGTAAACAGTTGCAGTTATTGTAATTATATCACCTTCTAAAAATCCAGCATCAGCCCAACTTGCATTATCAAATTGAAGCCAATAATTAGATCCTTGATTATAATATGTAATTTTATTTGACGTTCCACTTCCAGCCTGAAAACGAGTAGTAAATAATGACTCACCGTCTACCCAATCACCACCATTTGCATAAAGTGAATTAAGCGTATTATATTGCTCTGTAACTATCTGTAAAGGCATAATTTAATATTTATTTGTAAAGTTTTCTAAATCCTTTGAAGCTTTTTTAATAGCCTCATCGTCAACACCTTTTTTTGCGTCCTCAATCTCTTGCCTTTGCTCATCAGTCATTTGCTCTAATATCTCAGGCGTTAAAATACTATTTAAAATGTTTTTTGCACTTGCTAAACCCTCTAAAACTTTCGTAAAATCTTTGTTATTATCCATTTATTAATATTGTTTTAGTGTTATTGCCCTCTGTTGAGCTAACTGAGTATTCAATTTCTGCTTCTTTAGAATCGTTAATAAAATCAAATGTAAGCAATTTCAAATAAACTCCGTTTTCATCTTGTACGTAATTATTATTTATAATCATGTCAAAATTAGCAGTTGATAAAGGTATTCTCGCTGTTTGAATTTTCTGAAAATTCTCTTTTACTTTGTTCTTTGCGTGATATTTATTTGCAATTGGTAAAGCTCCAATTTTTGTTAGATAATTTGCTGGTTGTTTTCCATTTGTCGCCCATAGCATCTTAGAAGTTGAGTAATACTGTTGAGAAATTTGTGTTACTCCAATTCTACCTACAATTTTAGAAACTAAATTAGAATTTCCGCCAAAGAAATTAATAACATTATCAGCAGTTATTGCAAATGGTAAAGATTGCTTTTCAACCCATGTAAGGGACTCTTTTCTATTGCCTAATGCAAAGGGTAAATTAATGTCAACTAAGCCTTTAACAACGAATAAATCAACATTTGAAGTCGTTACGTACTCTGTACTCCATTCCATATCTAAAGACTCCATTCTATCCATAGTGTGAGAATCTGAAATATCATATTGCCAATGTAAATAATAACGTTTCCAGGCTTCATCAATATTAAAAGTCCATTGATTTT